ACTATACAGTATGCAAAAGCTACAAGAAGAGATGCAAGCGGTAAAGAATACAATCAGCCTACAGGTGATTTATTATCCGAACTAAGTAATTCAAATGATTCAATGAGAGATGAGATGTCTGCTAAAGGTGGATCGTCACAACCAATTATTATGAACAACTCTAGCAGCAATTCAGAAACCAAAGTAATGCCAATGAAAGCGGATCCAAGACCGAGTGATCGAGGATCCGCATTTGAAAGACACGTAGAAAGAACTAGCGCTTATTAGTCGTCGTTTGCTAACTTAGCGAAATACGATAAACTTTCGTCGTTATCATCGAGGTCTATTTCTGGCATCTTTGCTTTAGGAGTAGGCTTCGATTGTTCAAACTCAACTTCCTCAGCACGAGCCATACCACCACCAGCACCAGATAAAACCATCTCCAGCTTAGCTTTGAGTTCGTCGTAGGTTTTAAAGTGCTTAGGATCTAAGAACTCTTGCAACGAGTGCTGCTTGTTCCAGATCTTTTCCATCGCATCGTCTTCACCCAAAGCCGTAGGAGAATCAAACGTAGACTTATCGTAGTTGCGATATCCCTCTACATTACGAATCTTAACTTTGAAGTTAGCACCCTTCCAGAAGTCAAAAGGATTAACTGGATCCTCATCTTCAAACTGAGGTTGCATTACATCTTTAATCTTATCAAAGATCTTCTTGCCAAACTTGTACAAGAATACTTTACCTTCGTTCTCTGGATGAGCTGGGTCTTTAACAACATAGATGTTTGCAATGTAAACTAACTTACGCTTTTGTTTACGTGCGATGTTCTTATTGTCTTCTGAACCAGTGTTCCACAATTCAGAATTAACTTCTGAAACTGGATCTTGTTTGTTTAGTGTGGTAAGCGAATTCTCGATATACCATTTACCTGTAGGACCTTGGAATGCATGATTCCAAATACGTACCCATGGTAGATCTTCGCCTTTAGGGGATGGGAGGAACCTGATAACTGCTGAACCGTTACCAGCTTTGTCTACTTCTGGTTGCCAGAAGCGCTCATCTTTATTAGAAGAGTTACCTTCTTGTGGTGTTGCAAACTTGTCGATCGCCTTTGATAAACTATCAATACCACGATCTTTTCTTAGTGATGAAAAGTCATTCGCCATTTTTTTCTCCGTATAAAAAGTATGTACTACGTATGGATGTATATTGTATTATGTTTTTGTATCTATGTCAACTGTGTAGTCATCATCAAAATCATCTTCATCTAGATCCTTCTCATGCATGTAATCATAAGGTTTCTTACGATACTTATGCTCCTTGCTTTTTACTACCTTGTGGATCTTTCTTTCTTGGTCAAACTCTGAATTGTATTTGTGTTTCATAAAACTATAATTAAATAAAATTAGTCTTCGTTACTATCATCAAACTTCTCAACTGCAATATAAGGCCACGATGAAATTCTTTTGGTCATATGTGCTTGATTGTGGGCAAGTTTAATAATATACTTTTGTGTCTCTTTAACCTGCTCGAATAATGTCTGTAGATTGTCTTGCATGATTGCTAAATCTTTTTCGAGCTCAATCATTCTACCATTAGTTATGTCCAAGTCTTGTTCTAAGGATGTCATAGTACTTTTGTTTATTAATGTTAAGAAATGGTGAATACTTCTTTATCAGTCTCGAAACATCAGGCCATATAATATTATCCGAAAGTAGCCTATCTAGCTCGTCCGTGTAATTATTTAGCTTATTTAAGATCACGAGAGTTTCAATTGAAATATCGTGCCTCAGGTATATATTAACTATTTTAGGTAATTGATTATTTAAAGACACGAGAAAAGAATATGGAGTAGCTCCTATCTTTTCAGCCTCAAATGCTATCTTATCCAAATCTTTTTCAAAAGTATATGTGATTGATTCAATTCTTTTCTTCCACGAAAAGTAAGTAGTTTTCGACTCACTATCAAATACACCACCCCATCTATCACCAGACACAAAGTTAGCTACCAAGAAATCCACTACTTCCTTGTCACTGTAATCGTTGGCAATCTTCTTAATACTAAAAAGATCTGTACGTTTAAAGAAAGCTTCCTTTGTAGCTCTTACTTTACCTCTCTGCTTTATTACATCATACTGATCAGTGGTAAAGTGAAGCTTCAAAGCAAGATACGATTTATAGACATCATATGGTTCCATGATCATAAAGGTAGGCGACCTTTTGGTTTCATTAAGTTAGACTCTTCCGCTTCAATCTGAATCTTCTCTTTCAAAGACTTTGTAATTAACTTACCTACATTTTCAATGTCTAGGTCATGATTCTTACAATAGTCTATAATCATGTCAATGTAACCAATTCTTTCTTTTTGAACTCTCTCCTCAATGTAGAGAGAGAATTCAACTGGCGATCGAAACCGCTTAGTCATTACCATACTATCGTTAATGTCATCAATCATGAAAAGAATATAAACCCTATAAAGAATAACTGCAATATGAATCCTAAACCAATCGAAAAGATATTAGCCATGTTCTTCTGAATTAATGCTTTGAGAAACAGTAAGGCTAAAGTAATCCAAATAATAAAAGCTGTGTCTAAAGGTGGCATACGATCAGTATACCCTGACATCATCATTAAGTACGTTGGTACAAATGCTATGTGAAGCAATATTACAGACAGCCAATCCAGCAAGTCAGTTGATACGTGCGTTAGAAGAGCTGTGGTCTTCTTGTCAAAGAATTGTTTTAGTTTTTCCATTATACATCGCTATAAAAAATATGTCGACCGATTTTAGACAACTTAGGTTTCTTCCATTTAGGATCTACATAGTCTGCATGGTAATATAGAGCACGAGTCATAGAAGGCAACCTAAATCCCTCAAGTAATACTTTCTTAGCTACAGTCATTGATTCGCTGTAAACTTGTTGATTACTAATCCTGTATTTTGGACCTTGTTGGCAGTACCACGAGAACTGACAAATAACTTTTTGATAAACAACATTCTTCTGATATACAACTCCACAAACATCAGAAGGCCATTTTCCGTTACTTGCTCTATTTAGAGTTACTTGTGCTACTGCTACCTTACCTTCGAACGACTCATAACCGGCCTCGAAGTAGATGTTATCTGCCAAACATTTTAGTTGGCGTTCACGCATCGATGCTGTGATAGGAGAGACTTTTAAATTCTCTTCTTGGTATTCTTCAGCCTTAGAATGAAATACTGTCATAGTAATCATTACAGCAATTGCTAAGGTCAAAATTCTTAAAATGCTTTTAGTAATAACCATTCGTTCTCCTTCTTGGAGAGAATAGCCGAAGCTATTCCCTTTTCGTTAGATTACTTCTTGGTGGAAGTTTTTACGTCTTGGATTTGAGAAACGAAGCCATTCAAGGTCTGTGCCTTACCAATGATTTCTGCTTCCGTGGGATAGGGTGGGAACCCTGGATGGTCTGGAGGTGTTTGTCCAGCATGTCGAGCATTTTCGACTTTAACAGTCCAGTCGCTAGATACCTGCTCTCGTTTGCCAAAGTGATCCTGCTCAAGTATTTCTTTTGCCATCTTTAAAAGTTCGAGACGGATCTCGAAAGGTGTCATATTACTCATTTGAATCTCCTGTGTTGTGTAAGTGTGTGGCAGCTGATTGGGTAATAAGGACAGCTACCGAAACCCCAAGTGAGTTACGCCGCTAGGCGATCTTCACCGTAGAATGCATCGTTTGCATTTATTGTTTTGCTTGATTAACGGTCATCGCCTACCGTGTTGCCTTCTCTATTATCTCACCCTGTCGAAACCAAATTCATCCCCACTCAAGGTACTATTACGAATACCCTCAGTGGAGATGTCGGGGGTCGAACCCGAGTCCAGAATGCCTTTACTTCAAAGGATTATACAACAATCTCTGTTCTACAGCATACTTAGCCCAAGATCCAAAAAAAGTTCCTGGATTCTCTTTGTCATACTGTGCACGTAATTCTTTAAATGAATCTATCCAATTGTCACGTTTCTCTCGAAACACCTGGACCTGCTCATCATCTACACCAATTATAATTACTAAATCCGGTACTGATACACCAGTTCTTTCTTCAAAAGCTACCGAATAAGCTGCACACTGCATAAAATAGTTACTTATCCATTTTCTTTCTTTCAGCTTTGAAGACGTCTTAAAATCAATGACAGACAATCTTCCATCATATTCTGCTATACAGTCAACTGTACCTGCTACTTTTAAATAGTCACTATACAGAGTAGTTTCTAAACATCTGATGTTATTTATCTTAGACAGCTCAGGTAACATTGAATCCCACATCGCCCTGTCCAGCATCTCCGGAACAACACTTTCGTTGTTGAGGAGGTTTTCACAGAGGCTGTGAATCTTTGTTCCTCTTCTGGATGCTCTGGTGGATATCTTTGTGGCTTCTTCTTCGCCAACTTTTTTTCTCCACTCCATAATAGATTGCTTGCTAAGTAATCCAGTGATGGTTGTAACGCTTGGGTAGGCAAGACCCGATGGGGTTTGATATAATCTAGTACCATCGGGCTTGGTAACGCGTTCAAGTTTTGGTATATCATAGCGAATGTGATTAAACAAACTTACTCCTAATGTACGTAATTCTCTTCATAGTTCATTCTTGCAATTATATATTCTTTTACTAAGGATGATCTAACTATGTCATTTACTTGAAATTCAATTGTCCTTGCTGAAGGCATCATGTCTAAGATGACCATGAACTTCTTCAACCCCGACAAATCGTTCTTCTTATATAGGTCAGTTTGCCTGAAGTCCCCACAAAAGATAATCTTTGATCTATTACCAACTCTTGTTATAATACTGTTCAGCTCCATGTCAGACATATTCTGACACTCATCTACGATTATAATTGAATCATCTAATGTAATTCCTCTTACAAAAGACGTAATCATAAAGTTTATACTATTTTGCTCTTGAAGTCGACTAAAAGCATCCTTTCTTGCAAACAAATCTTCACATATCTCTTCGTAAGGTCTTTGATAGACCTCTGCCTTTTCTTTTTCGTCTCCAGGTAGGTGTCCAATTTCTCGTGAAGGTACTGCTGATCTAACGACTACAACTTTCTTATATGTGGACGATCTGTTTAAGACTTCCTCTAAGGCTTTATAAAGAGCTATGTACGTTTTACCTGAGCCAGCTACTCCATGTAAAAGTAATATCTGTGAATTTCTATATAAATCAAAAAACTTATTCTGATTTATTGTTAAAGGTGTTATTTCTTTTAAGTCCTCTTGCTTAATTTTTAATTTATTGTTTACTACTTGTAGATGAGATTGATTGTTATGTCCTTCTTGTGTAGCAGCATTTCTTCTTGACATAGACCCTCTT